ACCCATTATATCTTAAAAAGTTAATTACATTAAAATTGGCAAAGAGATTAGCAGAAGTTTATGATGGATATTACCAAAAAATTCCAATGTTAGATAGAGATATAATTGATGAAACAAATAGGATTGTAACACAAGAAGGGTTACCATTCCCAATGGATAGGTGATTAAATGGCTGGTGGACAAACTTATCAAAGTGTATTCAACTATGGAGAAGTAGGACATTCTTTAGATGGATTTAGAGATAGTGATATAGCTAAACAAAGTGCTACAAAGATAACGAATTTTTATATTAGTGAAATGGGTACACTACAAGTTGCAAAGCAATACGAAGAAAAAGATATAATTGATTTTTCTGGTGGTGGAGATTTACCTATTAATGAATTCCCATTAACAGATAAAATATGCGAAATTAAGAATACTAAGTATTCTTTTTTTCTAGCAATTGGAGAACAAGGAATTTATACAATATCTAAAAATAGTAAAAAGATTATTAGTAAAATTATATTTGATAATGGTACAAAATTATTTGACCAATTTTGTAATTCAAATGTATTCCAAGATTATGTATTTATAAGATTAAAAAATAATGATATTAAGACATATACTTATGAACATACTGGTAGACTTGGAGTATTTGATTTCTTTTCTCAAATAAAAATACCATATCAATCACAAAGAAGTATAACTGTTGATGTGTATAAATTATTTCAACAACAAGATATTAGGGGTCAAACAATAATAATGCCAGTATTTATTACATCATTTAGAGATAATACTATTAGATTATCTTTAAATAATAATGGTGATATAACTGTTGCTGGAATTAATATTCCAATTAAAAGATTATATACTACATATAGACAAGCTTTAAGTCAAGATACAATAACTACAACTGGAATGAATGTAGGAGATTATTTCCTTGTTATGAGTACATTTAATAAAATAGACTCCAATAAAAGACAAGGATATTTTATTGATGGTAGACCACTTGATTTTAGGGACGCCTATAAAGTAACAGATGTAAAGTATGGTGGAGATTATTATACAAAATTATTTGCAATACAAAACTTTAACAATTCACAAGTTGTTAGTGTTTCAGATGAAATAACATATGGAACTCAAGAAAACTTTATAAAGAATAGAGATAATATAATAGACTTTTGTGAATTTCAATCTCGTTTATGTATAGCAACTAAGGATAAATTATACTTTTCTAAGGTTTTAGATATAACAGATTTTAGAACTGGAGTAGAACAAGATAGTGGATTTTATATTAAGCCATCAACAATAGAAGGAAACCAAAGCGATATTATGAAGCTTGTTTCTGGAAATGGTATATATGTTTTATCAACAGAAGGAATATATATATTCAGTTATGGTGAAATGGCTACTGCACAACATCAAAATATAAGAATAGCAAGTACAAATAATCCAACTGGAATCGTAACATTAATTGATGACATACTTTATTATATAGATGTTACTGGTATACTTCGTTCAATAATACCAACGTATAGTAATGGTGTTGTTCAATTTACAAACATAACAGTTGATAAATATTCGCACGATAAATTTAGTTATATATATTTAACAAAGAGTGTAATAAATAATAGAAACTCTTTAATATGTACTACAAATAATAACACAAAGGAATTTAAAGTATTTGAATATGTTGGAGAAAATTTATTTAGAAGAACAACTATTGAATTTAAGAATAATAATATCATTATTGGTTTTGGTCAAGACTTGATATGTGGTAATAAATATTATTCTATTACTCCATATAATATGTTACATTCGCAATTAGTGTTGAATTTACCATTTATACAAACTAATTTTGGTGGAGTATATGAAAATGACTTTACACAAAATTATAATAGATGTTCAATAAATATATTTAATAAAAATAGTTCATATATAAAAGACGTATTTATTGCAAAACAATTAATCCAACCAACCCAAGTAAGATTAGGAGATTATAATGTTTATGACTTTAAAGGTAGTGTATCTATTATGGATTTTACAATAGATTTATATATGTATACTAAACAAGAAAGAATTGAATTAAAAAGAAGATATGATGATTTAAGACAACAAAGACAAGGAAACCCAGCAATGGCTTATCCACCACTACCATCATTTAATATAGATAATGATTTGGTTGGAGATAGTACAATTGAGTTAAGGGGTATCAATTGTTGGTTAAAATAATAATGGGGGTGATTATTGGTGCAAGAAAAGAAAGTTGTAGCTACAATATCATTAGATGATATTAATGACGTACAACAAGAAAATAAAGATACAGAAACATCTCCTACTAAAAAAAAAGAAAATAATTTAGTTATTGAAACTGCCGTTGTAGTGAATGATGACAGTGATGAATATCTTGATGTTGACGAAAAGATTAGACAAGCAAGAGCAGAATATATAACAAGTGATATTTCATTAAAAGATGTTGCCACAAAATATGACATAAGTGAAAGAAAACTTAGAAAACATATGTCGCAAGGTAAGTGGAATATACTTAAAAGAAGTGCAGATTTACAAGAGTTTATGATAGATGTTGTTAATGATATATACGGAACAATAGATGTTTTTGAATATATCAAACATTTATCACTAACTTGTTTAAGAAGGGGGGAATATCAAAATCCAAAAGATATAGCTATTTTAACACAAACATTTAAAATGGCAAATGATGAGATAACTAAGTTGAGAGTCGCCAATGTTAATAATTCAAATGTTAATGTTGTTGAATTAAAAGAAGGTGATTGATGTGGCTGTAAAACAATTAAATATGGGAAATGTATTAATGACTCTTTATGCTACTGAAAGAAAAAAGACATTTAACCCAATGAGATTTGTACCTAGACCATATCAAAGAGATTTAGATAAATTAATAGAAGAAAATAGTAAAGATGGTATTATAAGACCAGTATTTATTAGCTGGTGTAGGCGGTGTGGTAAAGACCAGTGGGCGTTTTCTCGTGCTGTTGAGAAATGTATTAATAATCCAAATTTTAGAGTTATGTACATTTTCCCAACTGCTAAACAAGGGAGAAAAAATATATTAGAAGGTATTACAATAGATGGTCAAAGGTGGATAGAAAGCGTAGTTGACCCACAAGTAATTAAGACAACTAAAACTGGAAATCTTTATTTTAATGATGGTAGTATTAAATTTAAAAATGGCTCAATCATAGATATTTACGGCGATGACGCTGAGAGCATTGTGGGAAGTAACCTAAATATGCTTATTATATCGGAAGCTGCAATGGTTAAAGAAAGTACGTTTGATTATTTATTACCATCTACAAGAAAGGTTAGTGGTGAAATCATATGTATATCAACACCAAGATTGAATAGTTGGTTTAATAAAAAATTTCTTAATCCAGAAGCAGATATAATTAAATCTGTTGTTACAGCATATGACGCAATAGACAATGATGGAAGTAGAATATATACAGATGAAGAATTAGAAACAATTAAAACATTGATGTCAGAAGAACAATTTGCTTCTGAATATATGTGTGATATGACTGCATTTAATGAATTATCTATTTATGGTAAATCACTTAAAAAAGCACAATGGATTGATATGCCGATTATTGAACATAAGCCAATATTTATTTCATTCGACTTAGGAGTATCAGATAATACGGCTATGACATTTGCTATATTTGATGAAGATAATAAAATTAAAGTTATACACCAACATAGAAATAGAGAGAAACCAACGCAATATTATATTGATTATATTAAGCAATTCTGTATGAGATATAGAATACCACAACAAATGATAGAAATTATACTACCACAAGATGGTGGAAGTCAAATGGATTATATAAGATATTTGGCTAGTAGAAGTGAAGTATATCGTGCAGCTGGATTTAAAGTAACAGTATTAAACCATATATCTGTATTAAGAGCAATAGAAATAACTAGAACTGGAATTGAAAGTGGAGATATTCAATTTGTAAATAGTATGGAAGTAAGACAGTTTACTGATATATTAAAATCATATGAATGGAAAACTGCTGTTACTGGTGAAACAATATTAGTACCAAAACACGGAAGTGGTTATAGTGCTTCCAATGACGCAGATAGTTTAGAGTATTTAGCTATATATTTCTTATATGAAAAATATAGGAAAGCACATAGTTATGAAAGTGGAGTTATATTTACTAAATAGTAGGAGAGTGAAAGAAAATGATAAAAAATGTATTAACTATTGACATAGATTTTTTTATGAAAGACTTAATTGAGTATCAACAATTTGTAGATGATGAAATAGAAAATCCTAGTTTAGCTTGGGATATTGCAAAGATGAGATACCAAAAAGATTTTGTTGTAGATGAACAAGCTTTATTATGGGTTAAGGAATTGATAAAAAAGAAATGTGATAATGTTAAAAGATTTTGTATTATACAAGAACACGACGAAATATATCATATTATGAAGTCTTGGGGTTGTGTTGACGCAAGTTGTACAAATATAGATTATCATCACGATATAACATATCAACAAGACGATAGTAAACTAAATATAGAAAATTGGGTTAAGTATGCTAGAAAAGATAATTTAATTTATTCTTATTTGTGGATTCACCAAGATGGAAGTGAAATGTGTTTTGATAGTCCAATACAATATATTCATTATAGTTGGAAAGATTTGACAAGTAAAGATATAGACTTAATACCAGAATATGACGCTGTTGTATTTTGTGTATCAAAATATTTTACGCCATATAAATATTGGAATATTGCAGAAGAATTACAAAGTTATCTTATTAAAATATTAAATTATAGTAGTGTTATTAAAGAGATTAAAAATTAAATAGGGGTGAAATGATGGGATTTAGAAGAGCATTTAGGAGAGTAACAAGAAGTATTGGTAGAATAGGAAGAAGTGTTGGTGGTAGTCTTTCTGGAGTAATAGGTACAAAGAAGTCGTCAGATGGTGGTGGAGATAATAATAGTTATCAAGAAAGAAACCTAGACCACTATCAAACATTACGGAATCAATTTGGAGAATTACAAAATCAATATAATCAATTAAATGGACAATATCAACAATTGGCACAAAGTAATAAGAATATGACTGACCAATATGGTACATTGAATAATCAATTTAATCAAATGATGAGTCAATATAAAGCTATGATTGAAAAAAACAATGGATTACAAAGTACAATAGATGATAAAAATAAAATGTTACAAAACGAACAAGACAGAGTAAGACAAGAACAATTAAATAGGGACGCAGAAAAATCTAAATATGACGCATTGAATCAAGCTATTGGAGAAAGGGGTAAATTTGACCAACCACAAGATGAAAGCGGTGGTCAAGGTGATGGAGAAAATTCATATGGTATAAATCAACAAAATATTAATTTTACTGGTAAAGTTAATCCAAATGGAGATGTCAAAGATGATGATGATTTCAAGAGAAGATTAAGTAGAATATTACAAGAAAGAGGTCAAATGAGATAACTTAATTAGTGGGGTGAAACAATGAGATTTAGATTTAGGGGATTTAGACGTGCGATTAGGGGTATATTTAGACCTATCGAAAAAATAGGTAAAAGTATACTTTCTCCATTTAGACAAGGGAAAGAAATGTCTAAGGCATTGCAAGAACAAGCCGAAAGAGAAGAACAATGGAGAATAGAAGCAGAAAAAAGACAAAACGAATTAGATAGTATTAATGCTGGAAAGAAAAGACAAGAAGACCAAATTGCCGAAGAAAGAAGAAGAACAGAACAAATGAAGAATAATCTTGATGACCAAGATAAAACTATTTCAGAAAAAGCAACTGAGTATAATGGTGGCTCTGCAAATGCTGGTAGTGGTGTTCTAATCAATGAAGAAGAAATAAAGAGAAATCAAGGTAATGCACAAAGCAATGGTGGTGACTTGGACGATTATAGAGAAAGATTAAAAAGAATGATGGCTAAAAAATAAGGGGTAATAAATGGATAAAAATACGATACAATTTTATTTAGATAAGGCAAAAAAAGCTAAGGAAGCTGTAAAACCTATTTACAATGAAGTATTAAAATATACTGATTTAACTTATCAAATAACTGATAGTACAACAAAAGAATTGAAACCAAATTATATAGATAGCTTAATACCTACATCTTTAAATGACCTTGTATCTTTTCTTATGTCATCTGTATTTAGTAGAACAACTAAATGGGCAAGTGTTGAAATGAACGCAAAGTTATATCAACTTGTCAATGGATATGAAAGTGATTGGGTAACAAATGACAATATACAAAGATTAAATAAACAGTTGGAAGATATAACAGATGTTACATATACATATTTAAACCAATCTAATTATTATTCTGAAATAGGACGTTCTTTAAAAGAATGTGTTAATATAGGAGTTGGAGCATATAGGGTAACCGAAAAGGTTGACCCTATTATGCCTTTTATATTTCAATATGTTCCATTAGATGACTTGTATTATTGGGAAGATAGCTTAGGTAGACCATACTATGTATTTAAGTATGTAAGAAATATTAATACGGTTGGATTAAAGTTAATGTTCGGAGATGAAATAAAAGTACCAAAGGACGCTAAAAATCCTAATGAAGATATGTTTTCTGTTGTTGAAGTAATTACACCAATAGAAGAAAATCAAGGTGGTACTGGGAATTTAAGTGTTGGAGATACATTGGGTAATAAGTTTATGTACCAAGTATTTACAGATAGTTTAGAAGAAGAACTTTTAACAAAGGAATTAGACTATTGTCCTATTGTTATATTCAGATGGGATAAAGAAGGAAATAATCCAAATGGTTTAGGATTATCTATGCTAGGATTAAAGATATTTAAGGATTTAGAAAATGCTAAAAAGCAAAGAGAACTATCTGCTGAAAAATTATTGAATCCACCTTTATTTATTCAAGGGGATAAATTATTAGCACAAATGTTATCTTTAGAAGCTAAAGCTGTAAACTATACCGGTACAATGACACCTATGCAAAATTCACTTAGTGGTGGAGCAAGGGTTGAGCCAATACAAACTGTTGGAACATTGCTACCATTAGATAAAGATATACAAGAATATAAACAAGCAATTAGAGAATTATATACATCTCATCCATTAGGACAGATAGATGAATATAAGAGAAGAAGTGCTGGAGAGAGCGAAATAAGATTAAGAGCATTAAGACAAAAATGGAGTAGAGCGTTTGAGTTTATCGAAAGAGAACTTTTAACACCTACTTTTTTAATTCCAATGAGAATTTTAATACATCAAAAGAAAATAGAATTTGAATTGGGAGATTTAGATATAACATTAATTAACTATAAAAATGCTTTGGCTACAAACCAAGAAGCACAAAGTGTTGAAAAGGTTATGTCATATATACAAACATCTGGTGCTGTTATTCAAATGGCTCAAAGTGCTGGATTAAAAACAGAAAAAACTTTAAGATATTTCCAAGACAACTTAGGTATTCCTTTAGAAATAAGAATGACAGATGAAGAAATGCAACAAGCACAACAACAAATGCAAATGCAACAACAACAAATGCAACAAATGGCAATAGACCAACAAAGGAATGATTTAAGGGGACAAGAAATACAGAACGCACAAGAGAGAATGGCTATGGAACAAGCACAACAAGAACAAGAGATGTTACAAGCTATACAATAAATTAGTATAAAAAATAACAAAAACAACGAACTAAGAAAAAATATATAATACTATATGAGAGAGAGAAGGATATGGAAACTAAAAGAATAAAATTATACGAAGACAAATATTTAAGTTTGATAAAGCAATTTGCTACGAATGATGATTTTAATGAATTGATTGCATTGGCTAATACTATATATAATTTATATGTTATGGATTGCAAAGTCAATGGTCAACCTTTAGTGTATCAAAATTTTGGAGATATGCTTTTATATCAAATAGCTAAATATCAAGAACAAAATTATGGGGGTAATTAATGGAAGGACAATTAAATAATACTATTGTTAGTGGAACTCAAACTGGTACTGAAACTCCTATGGCTCAACAAAAGCCATTAGAAGATAAGGTTGGGAATATATCAAATCCATTATTAGAAAATACAGATGATAATGTTGGAGAAGAAACAAAACAACCTATAAATCAGTTTGGTATTCCTATTGAAAACAATACCGAAGTTAATGTTGGTGAAGAAATCAAAACTGAGCCTAATCCAGAAGATGAACAAAATCCATTGTTAAATGATGTATTAAATACATTAGGACAACAAGATGGAATAGATGAAATGTTGGAAGGTTTAGGAATTGAAGGGACTAAATTCAATGGAGTAGATTTAGGTGATTTTCAAGAACTGTTAGATTTTGAAACACCAGAAAGTAGAGAAGAAGTATTACAAGAAGTTAAAAGGTTAAAAGGATATGGTTATGGTGATGAGCAAATAAAAGAATATTTTACAAACTCATTAGAACAATATCAAGAAGGATATAATGCTGCAATTGCAGAAATACAAGGTAAAGGTGAATATGGAAATGAACCTATGTCGCCAGCAGAAATAAAAGCTAATCTTGAAGCTAATTTATCAAGAAGCGAAATTATGAATATCCAACCTTTATTAAATTGGGTTAAAGCAAATGTCAACTCAGATATTTTAACTAATGAATTGCTAAATGGAATGTTTACTGACCCTACATCAATCAAAGTATTAAATGCACTTTATAATGGAAGTATGAAGAATAGTGGGGTGAGAACTCAAGAGCCAAAAATAGTAAATGGAGTTCAAAATAAAATGCAAATACAACCATTACAAGCAATGCAATTTTATAGCGATTGGTTAAGTAAACAGCCAAGTGTAACAAAAGAACAAACACTTGAGCAAATAAACAAGTTAAGGGGTATGATTGGAAGTCAATCATTAGAAGAATTTGATGAGTTGTTCAATGTTTTAAAATAAATAAATAAAAAATAAGAAAGGGCTATGTATATATAATCCGTATACATATGTTCGTATGGGGTGAAAAGAAGAATGGCATATAATGTAACTGCCGCAAAACAAGCTCAGTTTGAAGCTGTTATGCTACAAAAATTAAAGGAAGAAAAAGGGAATCTATTATTAGGTTATGGACAAAAAGCTACAGTAAAAGGTGCTAATACACATACATTCTACAGATTAGGAGAATCTGGTGTAGATAGTGCTACTGGATTTAATATGTACAAAGACGCATACACTGGTTCTGGTGGTACAGCAGAAAAAGTAACTGCTACTATCGAAATGATTTATGCTAGTGATAGAATAAAAAATGAAGATATAAATTCAACTACTATTAATTTAGAAAGTTCTTATATTAAATCATTATCTGACGCATTAGCTAGAGAAGTTGATAAGAAAATATTAGCAGCTATTGCTGCAAAAACATCTGGTGGTACTGCAGCTGCTGGTACATTAACACCAATGGGGGACGCAACTAAAGCTTTAACTGATGTTGCAAATATAGACGCTTTAATACAAGCAGCTGTATATGCAGCTACAAATGTTAAAGATATGACTGCTTCAACTGGAAGTAATGGAGTTGCTTTAGTATTAACTGCTAAAGAATTCTCTAAATTATTTACAGTTGAAAAAATAGCTTCTAATAACTACTTAGGTGGATTAAAAGAAGGTACATCAAGCTTAAAAACTTTCTTAGCTTGTGAAGTTGTTAAAGTATCTGAATACGCAAAACCAAATGGAACTGGTGGAATAAATACTATTTATTTAATACCTACTCAAACTTTTGGTGTGGCTTCTTGGGAAAATGACTTAGAAGCAAAATCTTGGGAAGATTTAGCAACTGACTCTGTTGCTTGTAGAGTAAAGAGAAGTCTAGGTGTTGCTGTAATTGAACCAGAAAGCATTATAGAATTTAGATATAAAGCTTAATAGATTTTAATTAATAAGGATAGGGGGTAGTTAATTCTATCCCCTATTTTTGAATTATAAGGGTGATAAGATAAATGGCAAAGTTAAGAAATATCTCATATCTTATAAAAGAGATAGCCATTAATTCATCTACTACAAACTATGAATTAAATGGAATAGTTGGGAACAACTTAGAATTTTATGGATTGGATAGTGTTACTGGAAATTATAAAGAATTACCAAAAGCTTGGTATCAATTAATCAAAGTCAATGGTAATTATGTTTTTAAGGTAGTAGATAACTCTATATTCAAGTATTCTAAAATTCAAGTAGGTTTATGGTATGATAATAAGAGTATGACTTACCTAAGTGAATTTAATCCAGATATAAAAGTTTTAGTAGATAGATATAATGTTTTAGTTAATACTGTTAGTGAATTATGGGAGTATACAAAAAGACAAGCAATAGTTGGAGATAGTATGGAAATGCACTTAATACTTCCTAAATTAAAAACAGACGAAGTTTGGATATGCAAGGGAGACCATTATGAAGCAATATCAATTGTTGACCTTAATGCAGAATTAAGAAAATTAATAGACCAATATGCTAATATGTATAAAGTCGAATTAGAACAAAAAACAAATGAACAAAAAGGTATATTAAACACTTATACAAATTCACAAAAGGAAGCAATTGAATCATATAAAAATGAGAAATTAAATGAATTATTAAATAAGTTGACAAGTTTACAATCAGAACTTGACACATATACATCTTCTAAAAAAGAAGAAATGGATAGATACAGAACATCATTAAATAATGTTTTATATAATGAAAATAAAAATAGAATAAATGATTATACTGATGTAAAATTTAGAGAGATAGATACTAAAACAAATGATTCAAAAAATGCTATTGAAGTGAAAAAAGTTTCTACATTAAATAGTATGGAAGAACCAATTGCTAGAATAGTTGAAGTTAAGGTTGATGAAATGCTTACATCTAAAAGTCCAGTGTATTTAAGTCAATTAAAAACTGAATTAGATAGTTATATCGCAACAAAACAAATTGGATTAAATACATCAATTGAAAGAAAAGTTGATGATTATATAGCAACTAAAGATGGATTAATTACTCAAAAAGTAATAGATATAGCAACTACTAATATTAATCAAGCTGTTGCTACAGCCAAACAAAATGTATTGAATGAAATACAAAATCAAGCAGATACAAAAGTACAAGAAACTATAAATAGTTTTAATACTCAAGCCAATACAATAACAGCTGAAAAGCTAAAAGCCATAGGCGACAGAGACGCTGTTGGTTTAGATTTTAATTGGAATGGAACTCAATTAGGGATTAAAAAAGAAAATGAATCATCATATACTTACAAAGAATTAAAGGGAGAACAAGGTGTACAAGGTTTAAGGGGAGAAAGGGGACATAATAGTGTAATTGTGTCTGAAATAGAACCTAATAAAGCAGAGTATGATGTTTGGATTAAACCTACAGAAAATGGTATAGATATTGGAACTCTATTACAACAAGGCTCACAAGGTTCTAATGATAATAATAAACTTATAAAAGGAACTGGAAGTCCTAAGGGGGTTGTTCAAGCAGAAGTAAATACTTTATACTTAGATAAAGCTAAAACAAATGGGGCTTACTTGTGGTTAAAAACGGGAAATAATAATACTGATTGGAAAGTAATCAAAGGTGATACTGGAACAATAGAATTTACTTCAAGAGTATTAGACGGTAAAATAAGAATTAGAAGAATGGATAATTGGGTTATATTAAATTTTGGTGGACTTCAATGGGATTTATTTAGACTAAGACCAAGAGCAGAAGTTAATGTTGGTAATGTTAGAAAAAGTACATATAATGGAAATTCCGCTTTACAATTAAGATTAACAAATAAGATTGATTTTGGACAATTTGCTATTCCTTATGGACTTAGAAGTGCTTATCCTATATATACTCCTTTATTTCACGATTCTGGAATATTATTAGGAAGTATATTTGTTGCACCTAACTCTGATAGTAATCAAATAAGATTTAATATAATAGGTACAGAATATGCAGATAATGGGTATGTAGATTTAAGATGTTCTAACATCATATATTATACCGATGATGATTATCCAGAAAATTTACAAAACTTAATTAGGGGGTTGATTCAATAATGGCTAAGAATTATATATTAAATGTAAAAGATACTGATGGAAATTGGGTAGGTATTCCTACCTTAATAGGTCAACAAGGAGTAGGGATAACAAATATTACCCAACAAAATAAAAAATTAATTATAGATTTAAGTAATAATACTAGAAAAGAATTTACTATACCTAGTGCGGATTCACTTAATGGGGTAGATTTATTAAATAAAATAATTAATGATGTTGAAAATGACTCAGATAAAATTAATAAATTTAAAGAAAAATTTGACATAGGCTCACAAGAAGATATGGATGAGAAAGTCAATTCTATAAATTCATCATCTAATGCTTTTATTGATAATTTTAGAATAGCTATGACTTCAACTGATTTAGATAAAGCATTTATTTTTTATGGAGTTGTTTCAAATACATTAAATATAAACGACGCTAAATTTCAAGGTTATAGGTTTTGTGAAAATACTAAAAAAAGTAATAATTATCCTACAGACGGAGATTATGGATTTTTATATACTTATACAGCAAATAATTATATTAAGCAAGAATTTAGAAATTTATTTGGAGAAGTATATACAAGAAAATCTAATGATAATGGTAATACTTGGGATATGTGGTTTCATTCAAATAAACCAAATAACTCTAATTTAAGAATTAAATTTAATTCAAATAATAGTGCAACCTTTTTAAGTAATAATGTTAATTTCTGGATTAATCCAGAAACTATAACTGGAAATACTACAATTACTGATTTTAGTTTTGGTAGGGGAAATACATCAGAATATGCAAATATTTATGCACACAATGTTAATGCAAAAGGGAAATTAATTTCACAAGATGAAATAATATCTAGTGGAGATATAACTGCATTTAGTGATATTAGATTAAAAACCAATATAGAGAAAATAGAAAATGCTTTGGATAAAGTTTGTCAATTAAGTGGATATACTTATGATATGAATAATAAAAGAAGCACTGGAGTTATTGCACAAGAAGTCGAAAAGGTATTGCCAGAAGTTGTACAAGATAGGGAAGATGGATATAAAACTGTTGCATATGGAAATATGATTGGATTATTAATTGAAGCCATTAAGGAATTGAAAGAAGAAATCAAGGTGATTAAAAATGGCATTTAAGTTTAGTGAATTAAGAGGATTGATAAAAGATACTAATATTAATACAGTTAGAATGTCAGACCCAGTTTATTTTAGTACACTATATGCAATTATACACGGTTATCTGGCTAGTTCTTTTAATAGTAGAGTATCTTTGAGTAAAATTAATATGTGGAAGCAGAACGACGAATTATATAAAATAATATATTATTACCCATTGACATATAATATTGGTTTTATTTTTAACAGTAATGATATTGCAAATAATATATCTCTGCAATATAACAAAGAAATGTGGGTAAATGATTTTAATTATATTCGTAATACAGAAAGAGATAGATTAATGAAATGGAATTATGGATTGGATATATTTAGTTGTTATCAAACAAATGACAATACTGTTTATAAAAATTTATCATTAGTTAAGGTTATATGTTCACATAAAAATGTCAATCAAATTATTGACATTCCTATAATGTTATGGAGAAATGGTAAATGGATAAATGAGTCGTATTATAAATCAGACACCATAACTGCTGGCTTCTCTACTTTAAAACAAAATTACTATAAAGATATTATTGTTGATTTTGACCCAAATATAAAGAGTTCAGTATTATTATACACCGACCAATTCTCATTTCGTGGAGATGGTCAGTTGGTATTTTCCTATGCTTATAAAGGAAATGACAATATTAATCAATTATATAATAAAATAATAATAAAACACGGTAGTCATACTGATTTCAAAAAAAATATATCAAATAGAAGATTAAATATAACAAATAACAAAGAATATTTTGAACGGATTTCTCCACCATATCCATATTTCAGTTAATAGAGGTGAAAATGAGTAAATATATATTTGATAAAGAAAAAGCAAAATTAAATCAATGGCAATTATTAGATGTTATTGATAATAACAAAGAAATAACTCAATCTAATGTTTGCTATTGGGTAGGAGATGAATACCCATCTTTTAGTATGTTCTACGATGAAGAAAAAGATTGTATTAGAGAAAAAACTCAATATGAAAAACTTGTCTATAAAGAATATACATTACAAGATGGTGAATACTTAGATGGTAAAGAAATTAAATTTATACCAAGACCAGAACAAGATTCAATGTTTTGGAGATGGGATAAAGTAAAATGGGAATTTGATTTTATAGAATGGAAGAAATCCTTAGAGCAACAATTATTTATGATAAGAAATAATGCAATGCACAAAGATATGAAATATGATAACTTCATATTTAGAATGTTGCCAGTAGATATAGAGAACTTTAAGGAAAGAGCATTGCAAGTTGCATTAGGAATGACACAACTAAATGATATAACTGAATGGAGATTAAAAAATGATGAAGTACACCAATTTACAATTAAAGAAATTTTAGATGTATTAGGTATGTGGGGTAAAAGAAAAGTTGACATATTTGAGAAATTCAATAAATTATATGTTAAATTTTTAATGGAAGTTGATGAAGATGGATTAAGAGAATTTATGAAAGGGGTGGAAGAAGAATGGAATTAGTAAACAAAGTATTAGGTGACAAACAATTATTTATTAGTACAATCGTTTTATTCATTGGGATAGTTGCATTATATGTTTATATTTTAAGAATAAAAGGTAGAGAAGCTGTTTTAACTTTAATTAGAAAAGCAGAATATTTATTTGATTTAAAAGGTAAAGGAAAAGAAAAATTACAATATGTTATAGATAATGCTAAAACATTTGTACCAGCACCATATAAATGGTTTATATCTGTTGAATTAATAAATAAATTAGTTGCTATGTTGCAACCAGAATTTAAAGAAGACAAAGAAATAAAAGGTGAATAATTATGTTATCTCCAAAACTTATGATAGTTAGTGATGAGTATTGGGAGTTAATAGAAGATTTCAGTTATACAATAAATGATAAATTTACAATTACAGTACCAAGTGGGTTTAGGACAAACCTAGCGTCTAGTCCTAGACCCTTATGGTTTGTTATATCTCCTTCTGGAAAACATAATGCAGCTGCTGTAATACACGATTGGCTTTATAGTGAATACAATGATACTGGAATAAATCGTACATTGGCAGATAAAATATTCTATAAGTTAATGATAGAGTGTGGTGTTAATAAAATAAAAGCTAAGTGTATGTATTGGGGAGTTAGAAGATTTGGAGAGTTATTTTGGAAACCTAAATTAAAAAATGAAGGATATAAAGATAGAGCAATTTGGGATAGAACAGATGAAGCCATAGAATATTATGGAGAAATGAGAGATAAATTGGGGGTGGTGTAAATATGGATTTTGAAAATATTTTTACTACAATCAATTTTATCATAGGAAGTATTTTATCTTTTATTGTAACAGCATTAGGTGGTCAAGATAAATTATTGGAATTTTTATTTATTGTAATGATAACAGAATTTTTCACAACTCTCTATTTATCGTTTAAGAAAAAGAAAGATATAACACAAAAACAAAGATTTGATAGTATACTACAAAAAGTTGGTATGTTATGGATAGTTGTATTAGGTGTTATGCTAGATGATATATTTGGTATATCAGAACAAAATTTGAATACTAGAACAATGTTAATATCTTTTTTTATAGGACACGAAGGCTTGACAATTTATGATAATTATGCTATAATGGGTATAGGGCTTCCTAAGTCTTTAAAAAAGATGTTTGAAACAATGCAAGAAAGGGGTGAATAAAATTGAGTCCACAAGCAATAATGGGAGCAATCAATGGTGGTATGTCTATGTTGCAAGGATTTATGGATTATCGTTATGCAAGAAAAGCTGCTGGAATACAAAGGGGAATGGCAGATAGACAGTTTGAGTTCAATCGCCAACAAGCAATCAAAGCTTATGCTAGTAACTATGGTAAGATGATGATGGAGTATGCTAGTGCCATTAATAGTTTGGACAATCAATTTGAACAAGGGAAAACTGCCATCAATATGATATTACAACAACAAGCTGGAGCTGGAGTAGATATTGATGGTAGTTCTTTGCAAAATGATATGAAGAATAGATTAAAGGATGAAATGCAACAATCTATAAATCAACTAACAACAGAGAGTTTAATTAAAAATAGGGACGCTTATCAAAATTTTATTGGAGATGAACTTGGATTAGGAACTCAATATAGTAACACTATTTTTGGAATTACTGCTAATAGAATACAACAACAAAGTCAAGCTATGGCTACTTTTATTAGGGGAGCAATGGAAGCTGGACAAGCAATTATGTCTGATGGTATGATGAAAGGTAAAGCAGATACAGTACAATCATCTATGACTGCCGACAACTTTGGATATGCAGATAAATTAAGAAATGGTGCAGATTACTATAATCGTAAGATGGTATCTACGGAAATGAGAAAGCCATTTACAGTAGACCATACATTCCAAGCGTATAGGAATTTAGGGGGTGATAGAACATATGTCAAATAAGATGTTTATACAAGACGCACAATTAAATATTGCAGCTAGTGTGCCAACTGCCGTTAGTATGGGAGTTCAAAATGTAGATACATCAAGTCCATTCGTTGGTCAATTTGGACAAATGTTATCACAAATAGTTGGACAGTATAAAGCCAATAAACAACAAATAGATTATGCAGATATGCAATTTGAATTATCTCAACTTGAAAAACAATGGCATTTGAATAATACAGCAGACCCAAATGTATATAGAACAGAAGAAAGTAGGGGTAATTTAATTAAATCTTATGAAGAACTTTTACAACAAAGAAAAGATATAGTTGAGAGTTATAGGGGTAGAATAGGAGATGAAAACTTTTATAACTATTCAAAGGAATTACAAAGTCAAGTAAGTCAAGAAATGGTTGGTATACAAACTGGGATTAATCAAGGATTCGTAGAAGAAGAATCTGTTAGAAGTGGTATGCAAATCAATAGTGTTATACAAAGTTTAGGCGACATTAGAAATCCATTTAATGCTGAAGATGGTGGTAAATTTAGTTTAGATAGACTTGGATTATCTATGTCTAAGTTAAATTATATTGGTATTGGTGACGCAGAAACTAAATTAAAATATCTTGATAATTATATGAGTTCTGCTAAGACAGTATTTAAAAATAATTTAATAGATGATATATATAAGAACTTTGCTCCAGATGGATTAGTTGATGTTGAAAGTGCTAATTCATATGTAAATATGTTAAGAGTTAGTACAATGAGTGATGAGAATATATCTAAGTTAGCAGACCCATTATTCAAATACAATCAAGATATATTCGTTACAAAACAAGCAGCAGAAGAATGGGTTAAACATCAAATCGAAGGAGAATTTGCAGAAGTATCAAAGTTTTTAAGTATAAAGAATGTAGAGAAAAAAAGAGATGAAGCTTTATTGGCTCGTCAAAATATTAGAAATAATATAGTTCAATCAAATGAATTATTAAACAAAGCAATACGTGGTGAATATGATGTATTAGATGGTACACCAGAAGGAAGTGCTATCGCAGATGAAATAGAAAATAGTTATAGTTATTCAAATAATAATTCATTTGATAATATTAGAAATCCAGAAATGTTGATGTCAATGATGGATGTTTCTTTAACACAATATACTCAAGTTAGGGGGAATGGTAAAGAACATAGTAGAATAACAAGTAATCTATATAACGCATTTAAAGTTCTTGCTCAACAATATCCAGATAAATATGACCCAGATATGTTTTCTCCAGAAGAATATAAACAAATGGCAGATGATATAATGCGTAATGTTTATGGAGAAGGAGCAACAATATTTGACGCAACTACAAATCCAGCTAAAAGAGAACTAGCATTACAAGAACAAGCTAAAATATTAAAGAAAATGGAAGCTAAAAAGAAAGCTTATGATAAAATATCAAACTACAAAAACGATAGCGTTGTTCAAGCTATATCTATAAAGATGGCAGATTCAACAAGGAGAGATACTGATTTTAATAAAACAATGTCTTTTTTCCAAACTGCTTTATCTGGAAATGTACAAGTATCATATAGAGATAATAATGGTAAAATAAGAGTTAAAACAATTTCATCAAAAGAATGGTTTAATGATACATTTAACATAGACTTTTCAAAAACTGTAGACAGACAAGCATTTTTGAATTTTATACAATCAGATAGTGGTAAAAAAGCAATAGCATTAATTATGGCTGGATATGATAATGAAAAAGATAATGGTAGGGAATTATTTAATACTGAATTTTATAGACGTAATAGAAGTAATGCTAACGATGTTGGATATATAGCTAACTCATATTTATTTTTAAATAAAGATAAATTAAATGGAGTAGATAGCACTGCAAAAAATTTAGGTGTAGCTTCCAAAAATATTGGAGCATATATGTACCAATATAATAGGGTTGAAGATGAAGTACAAACAAATAGAAACTCACCAAATAAAGCATTTAACCCAAGTCCACAAGTTAGAGATAAAATAACAAATAGTGTATTTAATAGTAATGGTGGAACAACTCAAGGAGCATTTACAAATTATGTAAATAATGATGTAGCACCAGTTAATGGTTATGTTAAAGAAAAACTAAATTCTCGTGAATTAAATGGACAAGATAAGCCAGCTTGGGATGGACAAAGTGCTAGACTATCGGAAACACAAACAAGTGGTAATGTTGATATATCTAAAAAGACGTTAAGTAAGCATAAGAGAAACATAGATAGTAAACAATCAATTAGAAATTCTATATATAAATAAAGATTATAGGGGGTACTGAATGTTATTAGAAGACGATTTAAAATTAGTTGATGGAAGTAAGTCTAAGCAACAACAAGGACAAGGTAAGCAACAAAATAATCAAATGGCATTATTAAAACAAAAGGCAGATTATAAATATTATAATGCCGAAGATACTCAAGCTGTTGTAGAACTTCAACAAAGTGCATTAAAGAAACAAAGAGAAGACGCTTTTAATAAAAGATATGCAGAGTATAAAGAAAAGAAAAAGAAAGAAGAAGATGAAAAGATATTATTTGATTATTTCATA